TCCGGAGCTGATTCAACAGTAGTCGGCCCGACAGGATACACCGGTCCGACAGGATACACCGGTCCTTCCGGAGCTGACTCAACGGTCGTAGGTCCAACGGGATACACGGGATATACTGGAGCCAGTTCAACCGTAACTGGTCCGACTGGCTACACTGGTCCAATAGGTCCGACTGGTTACACTGGTCCTGCAGACGCCTCGTCTCTTCCGTTAGCCGGAGGAACGATGTCTGGAGACATCCAACTGGGGGAGACTGATATAAAATTAGATGCTGCCCTATCTGGCGATGAAACCTGGTCAGGAATAGTTATTGCAGGAACTGCCGGTTCTGCGTGCACAATTGGAGATGTTTGCTTCTTGGCATCTGATGGAAAGTGGGATATAGTTGATGGAATATTGGATGGAACCGATGTGGGCTTTAAAGCTCAGTTAGGTATGTGCGTATTGACTGCGTCTGGGGATACAGAACCCATACAGCTATTGACTTATGGAAAGATAAGGAGTGCGACGCTGCCATCTTTGACTGCCGGTGCGGCGGTTTATCTTGACGACACCGCCGGTGACTTGGTTGTGGCACAGCCATCAACTGCTAATTTTGCTATTCGCATCGTGGGATATGCTATCACTGCTGAGGATTTATTTTTCAACCCAAGCGATGATTATGTAGTTCACGTTTAATCTTAAATTATGGCAACAAAATTTGCAGAATATGCACTAACCAATCAAGATGACAGAGATGTATGGGGTCAAACTGGCGACAGCACTCAAAGGCAATGTCAAGCATTTAAGGTGACTGGTAATTGTACTGTAACAAAAATAGTTATCAAGGCTGGAAAATCAGGAAGTCCTGACGGCAATGTTTTTATAGAACTTTCAAGTGGTGCTTCGCCTGAAACCACAATGGTTACAAATGGCGTTTCTGATGACGTTGCCGCAAGCGGCTTACCATCAGTTCCGACACTTAACGATACTGATTTTACATTTCCAGACGCACCCGTCCTTTTAGCTGGGACGCAATACTATATGGTATTTAGGCGAGACACCGACCTTGATGATACAAACTATTTTTGGTATGGAGATGACAGTTCCTCCCCCTCCTATACTGACGGAAGTACTTGGCGTTATCCTTCAAGCGGGGCTTGGACAGAGGTAGCGGCAAAAGACGCAGTTTTTGAAGTTTGGGGTGATGCCGTAACGACAAATATAAAAAGTATTAACGGTTTGGCAATCGCATCCGTAAAGTCAGTCAACGGCCTGGCAGTTGCTGATATAAAATCTATAAATGGATTGGAATAAATATATGGCAGATTTACAAATAGAAAGAGAAATAGGTGCGTTGCTAGAGTTCAAAGATGAAATGAAAAAAGAGTTTAAGGAAGTAAAGGATTTGGTTAACAATCTAAACTCTTGGAGATGGAAAGTTATTGGTTTTGCGAGTGGAGTCTCTGCGGCGACTACGTATGTGATAACTCAATTATTTAAGTAGATAATATGGGTGAAATAATCATTAATGATGGTGCGTTTGCCGGCCGCAAAGATACTGACTTTGCCGGAGGAGTTTTGCCATTTGAGATTAGGGTGAAAGACAGCGACTGGAATAAGCCGGAGTTCTTGCCAACGGGCGAAAAGCAGAGCGGGTTGAATGGAGATAAAATGAATTGTGTTACACAGAGTAATCACAACAGTCTTGAGATGCAATTAAATCAGATGATTGTCAGTGGGAAACTTTCATCCAATCATATTAATTGGCTTAATGCCAATGGATACATAGATGTATTTGGTACAGTTAATTTTTCAGAAAAATTCAATAGTATCCTAAATGGAACTGCTGAATATAACGGAAACTGGTTGTATAAAGTAGCTGACGATGCCAAGAAAAACGGATTAATACCACAACGGATGCTGCCGGAAATTGTTGATGAGGACTGGGACTCCTATTATAATCCAAACCAGATTACTAAAGATATGCTGTTTATGGGTAAGGAATTCTTAAAGAGATTCCGTATTTCGTATGAGTGGGTTGATGATGTTGGAGTTTTAAATATAGTTAAGCAGCTCCAGCACGCTCCTCTTCAGATTATTTTTCCTAGTCACGCCATAGTTGAAATAAAGAATATTGAAGACATCGCTAGGTATTATGACAGCTACCAGCCCTGGGTAAAGGATATTGCTAGAAATAAAATAACAGATTATTTTAAGCTAATTATTAATCCCATAGCTATGAATACTAATGTTAAAATTATTAAGGATAACAACAGTCCTGCGGTCGGTTTTTGGTTACCGGCTAATAGTCCAGAAGGACTTATTTCTATTGCCGGAAACTTTGGAATCGAGATTGCAAAAAAACCGGATGGGACAATAGATTGGGATGCAATAATTCAGGGGTTCTTAACCTTAAAATAATATATGGAAATGGAGCAATTAAGAATGATTGTTACCAGGGTTCGGAATGAAACATTGAAAAGCGTACTAGACTCAATGGACGATTTTATGGAAAGATTAAAACAGAACGATAGAGTCGGAAATAATAGCTTAAATAAAGATAGGCGTAGCGGTTTTTTGAGTTGTTTTGATAAAATTAAAAATATAATAAAAAAGAAAATTAAAAACTAATCAGCCCACTTACGGGGGCATTAATCATCGGCTGATTATTAATGCTTCCATAAGTGACTAAAGAGTATGAGCAAACCGAAGTTTTCTATAGCCCTCATTGCTAGGAATGAGGCTTTAACGTTGCCTAGAATGATATTCTCCTTAAAGGAATACCAAAAGCGTGGAGGAGATATATGGGTCCTAGATACGGGGTCTACAGACAATACGATTGAGGTGGCAAAGAAGCTTGGATGCAAAGTAGAAGCCGTCGGAGATAAGTTTAAGATAAGTATCGATGAAAACTTAGCCAACCAAATTAACTCTAAGTTTGTGGTCGACGGTGAAGAACCGGTCGTGAAGGCGGGAGAATCTCTTTTTGACTTCGCATCTGCCAGAAATTATATCGCAGAATTTCCGGATAATGATATGATAGCAACTCCGGATTGTGATGAAATATATACCCGCTTCGATATTGATAAGTTAGATGAAGTAATTTCTAGCGGAGTTGAACAGTTGGAATATGAATTTGTTTTCTCGCACGACGCAGTGGGCAACCCTATAGTAAAATTCAAACACTGTAAATTTTATAATAGAAAAAAACTCAAGTGGGTTGGAATTATTCACGAAATTCTTCAGGGTTCTGCTAAGAAGATTTATTTGGGTGAGGACATTATAAAGTTGGAACATTATCAAAATCCTAAAACAAACAGGTCCGGATACCTGAAGGGACTTGCGGTTGACTGTTATAACAACCCGAATAACGACAGAAACTCCCATTATTTCGCCAGAGAAATGATGTATCAGGGAAGATTTAAATCTGCTATTAAAGAATTTGAGAAACATATTTCAATGAATGGGTGGGCCACCGAGGCTTCTCAATCTATGCTTCATTTAGGAGATTGTTATAAGAGCCTGGGAGATATTGGAAATATGCTTAAGTGGTATTCTCTGTCGTTTGAAAAAGAGGCAAGAAGAGAACCGCTTATGCGTTTGGCAGAGTATTATTTTTCAAAGGAGATGCACAAGCAAGTAATAGCTTACTGTGAGGCGGCCCTATCTATTACCCAATTGCCATTTTATTCAAATCACCAGCCATATTACGAACACACGCCACACGAACTTCTATATGTTTCATATTGGTGGTCTGGAGACAAGAAAAAAAGTAAGGAACATCACGCAGAGGCCTTAAGATATTTTCCAACAAATCCCAGGTACATATCTGATATGCAGTTTTACGGATACCCGTCTAAGATAGACGAATATACAAAAAATATAAGAGATGGGGTTAACTTTACTTTTATTAAAAAAGGTGACGGTGAAATCTTTTGTATGGAAGGAAGGGCGGGCGGAAACTGCGACGGACACCCGTACTCAAAAGAACTCGGAGATAAACTTAAAGAAGCGTTTGCGTTTCTGGAAGGCAAGGCCGACATAGCAACCTGGCACGAGCAACATTTATGTAATGCTTTATTACACAGAACCGATAGTAACTTGGGGAAGGTTAGAGATTTCTGGATGTCTGTGAAGGATTCTAAGAAGAGAAAGATGTTCGTCGGCCCTAAGAGACTTGAGGGAGTTTGCGACCTCTTGGGAGCTACGCAAATAGAAATACCGTTAATTAACGCTTTTGAATATACTAAAACTTTAGACTTGCAACCGCAGGATAACGATATATTTATCTTTAGCTGTGGTATGCCCGCTAAGGTACTAATTTATGAAGCGATTAAAAGAAATCCTAACATCACTTGTATTGACGCCGGCAGTGCGTTTGACCCGATATTTGGCATCAATAGTAGAACGGTGCAAGCAGATAAGGAAACGTTAAGACGTTTATATTTGCCTATTCCAAGTCAAGAAAAATTGAATAAAATGTTCAGTATACCGCTTGATATTCATCCTGAAAAAATGTATAAACTCAAGCATCTTGAACCGACGGATTCAGTGATTTATGATTTGGGGTGCTCGGTGCGTAAGACATCTGACAAGGTTATTGGTGTTGATATCGAGGCTAAGGCGGGGGTTGATATTGTTGCCAGCATAGACGATATGCCGATGATTAAAAGTGACTCTGCCGATGTTGTCTTATCTAGCCACAGTCTGGAACACCTGGACGATACCGTTAAAACTCTGTGTGAGTGGAAAAGAATTCTAAAAGATAATGGTAGAATAATCATAATACTTCCCGATGACGAAGTCATTGACACTATGGGCCCATTGCTCAGCGGTGGGTTGCACAAACACGCATTTACTAGAGATTCGTTCAGAAAGATTATAGAAGGTATCCCAGGCTTAGAAATTGAAAAACTTGAAGTCGTGGTGGAAGGATGGAGTTTTGGCGGAGTCATTAGAAAGAAGGCTACTAATATTCCTAAAATATCTTTTGTCATACCGACACTCGGAAGAGAAGAGGGATTAAAGCGTTGCTTGGACTCTATAGAAAAACTGAACTATCCCAAGGACAAGATTGAGATAATAGTAAAGAAGGATAGTTTTGAAAATAGAATCGGAGTTCCTAAACTCGTAAAGCAGGGAGTTGAAGAGTCAACTGGCGACTGGGTTGTATTCGGTTCCGATGATACGGAATTTACTCCGGATTCAATTAACGAAGCCTTGGCCGTAGGGGTTGATGGATATGCCGCCTTCAATACCGGAAATCTATATCCGGATGGCGGAAATGCCAACGAACATTTTATGATTAGAAAAGACATAATTGAAAAGATTGGTGAGGTTTTTGATACGAGGTATTTTCACACAGCAGTTGATAATTTATTAATGGCTAAGATGCAAAAATTAGGAATATTTAAGAGGGCCGAACGAGCAATTGTTAAACACTACCACTTCACTAAAGGGGCAGAGTTTGACAAAACCTATCAAATCGGATGGAAGGAAGAATGTGTTAAACACGATAGAGCATTATTAGCCGAGGACTTAAAAAAACTAAAAGAATTATAAATATGAACAATATTTTAACGTTAAATGAGGCCGGTAGCCTATTATTGGGTGCCGGACTGGTAAAAGTAGGCACAGATGTCGAAATTGGATTGGCCCTTGTAGCGGTTGGGGCTATCTTAAAGATAGCTATTGCAGTCCTGTTTAAGTACGGCATAGTTGTCAGTTCGAATAATCAAGTGTAACTTTATTTTTTGGTAAAAATGGTATATAATTTAGGTAGATGATAATAATTAAACAAAAGAATTATGTCAAGTTTTCCGCAGATTGCTTGTAAACACAACATAGGTAATACGATTGAAATCCCGAACCAGCTGGATATTAAAGCGGTATCTTATCTTTCAGACAACATAGCTTCTGGAGCATTAGCGGTTCCGGTTACAAATTCGACCGACTTTACTGCCGGCTCTATTTTGCTTATATTGTCGTCTGTTGGTGCGGAGAATTCTGAAATAGTAACATCTACCTCTCATACGACTCTTTCGTTTGTAACGCTGGCAACAGTAATGGCTCATAACCGTGGAGATAGCGTTAGCGAGATTAAGTATGACCAAATAGTGGTATCTAAGTGTGCAACTATCGATGGAGTATATACCACTTTTGCCACTCAAACTATTTTTGTCACGGAGCAGAGCACTACTATTTACGATACGACCGGACTGTCGACCGATTACTATAAGATTCAGTGGAAGAATTCGCTTACCGGTCTATTGTCAGAAGCTTCCACCGCTATAAGCGTTTCGGCGTATCCGGTAAACTCAGTTGCTTCTATTATATTTCCGGTACTTAAAGCTATGGGAGTGAGCGAAAAGGACACCAAGATTACCACTGAATTCTGCTTGTCCGCCGTTAATGATGCAAGGAAGTTTACTGCAGCTAAACTGTACGGGATTCGCCACGCTTGGCAACAGGAATTCAATTATCCCCTCAGATTATTGGCTGGTAATAACTTCGTTTCATTACCGACTGACATTGATTTTGTTGAAACGGACCGGTCAGTCCTGGCTTGCAGGTTCATAGTTGCCGGTATTTTAACCCCGTACAATTTAATATATATAGACAAGCGTTCCTGGAATCAGTCAATTTTTTCAGCCGGCGGTGGAACCACGCAGACCGCTGCGTTGGCCGGAGCGGTATCGCTAACGTTTGATAGTGTAGGAGACTTTACGAATAGTTCCGGAAGTGTGGCGTATGTGGCAACTACCGCATACACACAAACCATTGAAGAGATTTCCTACACCTCAATAGATTTAACAACCAATCAGCTTTTAGGAGTAACTGGAATTACCAGGGATATACCCTCTGGAACAAAGGTCTGGTCGAGACCGACAATTGCACAGCCTATCTATTACACGGTATTTGATGACAAAATTGTTTTTGACAGAGTAGTTCCAGATTCAATGCAGGGACAAAATCTCTACATTGATTACTACAAAAAGATTGATGAGGTTGAAAATCTTTCTCAAGAGCTCCCAGAGCACTACAGGGAGATTTACAAATGGTACTTGCGTTACGCAATTAAGTATCGTAAAGATATTTCACTTGAAAGTAACGACCCAGATTTAAAGAAGTTCGAATCTCTGATGCAGTCTTTGTACGATAATCTTTATACTGGGCAAAGTACTACAATAGAAACAGCTTAAACATTAATAAAATATAAATTATGGCATACACAAATCCGCTGATTCCTTTGGTTGATATTCAACAACAGGAACAGCCAGACAATACAAGCCAGTACCAACTGATAACTTTTGGTACAATTACCGGAGGCACTCCGTACGCCGGAGCAACCTACGCTAATATCTTTGCATTGGAGTGTTTACTTCAAGACTTGGATGGCTCGGCAGTTTATCAAATGACAGGAACCGTTGCGGTTCCAGCCTGGACAGCAATCGGAACAGGTGCAGCCGGAGCGACTGGTTACACCGGCCCGACAGGATACACCGGTCCTACGGGATATACCGGATACACCGGAGCGACTGGTTACACGGGTGCGGCTGGTGCCGCAGGTGCGACCGGCCCGACTGGTTATACTGGTCCGCACGGAGCCACTTCGGCTACTGGTGCAACCGGAGCAACTGGATACACCGGTCCGACTGGTGCAACTGGATACACGGGTGCAACAGGATACACTGGGTTAGGTCCGACTGGTTATACTGGCCCCGTCGGTCCAATTGGAGATACCGGATATACCGGTGCAACGGGATACACGGGTTACACTGGCCCGACGGGATATACCGGAGACGCTGGAAGTAACGGAGATACCGGAGATACTGGTGCTGACGGTGGGGTTGGTCCGACAGGATACACCGGCCCAACTGGATACACCGGTCCTTCCGGAGCTGACTCAACAGTAGTCGGTCCGACAGGATACACCGGCCCAACTGGATATACCGGTCCTTCCGGAGCCGATTCGGCAGTAACTGGCCCGACAGGATATACCGGCCCAACGGGGATTACTACGATAGTAAACCAAATTGTTACAACGGCTGGTGGGGGTGCAACCGAAAATCTTTCGGCCGGCGACTTCGCCAACGTTCTTGCAACAGATACCGTATTTGTTCAACTGGTAAATAATGGGGGTAACAATGTCTCCGTCTTATCAGCCATCACTAATATTGGTTCTGTTGACATAACGTTCAGCAACGACCCGTCAAGTGATGCAATTGTTGATGTGTTAGTTCTACGTCCGTAGTTCCGATACAGTAGTTTTCCTCCTTCCTACCCATCAAATATGGGTAGGAGGATAGTAAAATTAATAAATACGCTATGCCAGAGAAAGTAGAAAACATACGCATACCCTACCCGACAGAGGGAGTCATCCGTTCAGCACAACTGAGTGACAATGTTTGTCCGGAGAACTCAGTGCAGTTGGCAATCAATATGCACTTTGATAGGATTGGTTCAATAACTACCAGGCCTGGAGTATCAACGTACGCCACAACACTGTCCGGAAGTGTTACCTCCCTGGGAACGCTAAATATACTTAACTCAACTAAAAGATTATTTGCTCAAGTTGGAACAACTATTTCAGCGTGGAACGGTACGGTCTGGACTTCCGTCAGGACTACTACCGTAACGACTAAGGCTAGATTTAGCCAATTTTTGAATAGGGTTTGGATGGTCAATGGCAATGGTGGCGACTCTCCACAAACATCATCCGGTGGGGCTTTTGGTACGACAGATGTACCCGCTACCCTCCCCGCAGGCGACTTCATTGAAGCGGGCTTCGGCGGTCGAGTATGGATAGCTGACTCTTCAAATGACATTCTTTACTATACTGATATCGTTCAGTCGACCGATGGAATTACCTATGTATCTCCATTAACTTTTGATATAACCACTAACTTTATTTCCAAGTTCTCTCCTCAGGATGGAGAGTCGATTACCGGACTGTTCAGGGTTCCGAAGGCACTTCTTCTTTTCAAACAGAACCATATTTATCGTGTATATAGTACAACGAACATTGACCCTTATCCGGCCTACAACGTGGGTACATACTCGCAAGAATCAATTGTTCAAGGAAAAGACGGTGTGTATTTTCACCACTCTTCCGGATTTTATAAGTTCAACTATGATGGTCAGCCGACTGAAATATCCCGCAGAGTTATTGATTTTGTAAAAGCGATTCCTAGGGCATACTATGATAACGTAGTTGGAATATATGACGGATACGATGCTATAAAATGGTCAGTCGGTCCGATTACAGTCGAGGGAGTTACATACGGTAACTGCCAAATGAGATATTCAATATCCACTCAGGTTTGGACTATTTACGATTTTGCTGATAATGAAATAACCGCTATGGTTCGCTATGACAACGGCACAACCATTGAACAGATTGCCGGCACTGCGGCCGGACTGGTAGGAAAATTGGACTCCGGTACCACTGATTTTGGAGAATCTATTTACTATGAAATGATTGATAGGTGGCGTTCGTTTACCGATATGTATTCTCATTCAAAGGCTATCAAGGGTATGGCGGTAATAACAGAGAACGCCGCAGGTTCACTGGTTCAATATCAGACCGAGAAGTATCTGGTAGATGTTTGGGAAGACATAGATACGATTAGGGATTCATACGTTGCGTTATTTCCCAACGCCGTAACGCTTGATTTTAACATAATCAGACTGAGAATTCGGGGAGATTCTACCGGAGTTCCTATTGTTTTTAATGGAATAGAGCTTCTTATATTAGATGATAGCGGCCTTGACCAAAATTAATATGCGTCTTTCAGAACTTTTTCTAAATCGATTTCTATATCGTGACAATACGCAGAATTCGGAAACGAAGGATTCGACTTTTATTTCAGCCGATTCATCAGATACAGAACCAGCGGGAGTTCCATCCGGTGGTGCGGCTCAAGATATAAATACCGGAGGAGTTGAAATTAATGGAGCATTTATTATCCCAGGAACTATCCCTCCGGAGGTTCTCGATGTTTCTAATTTTGGCTGGGGGCAGACTAGTGCTTTCACGTCGGCTAATTTGAATACAGTCACCTGGGGGGCGGGTACTTTTACTTCCGCAAGTGGAATTGCTTACACTATCGGAGCTGGAACTACCGGAGCGATGGCGGC